GGCTGCAAAAATGGAAACCATTCGTAGCGTGGCGCGTGTGTGCTTTGCGCCTCTCGAAATCTAATCCACATCCCGAACACTTAAGGGAAATGCGATTCCTACTGTTAATCCCGCGGCACTCCGGGCCGCAACATCTGCGGTTTTGTTTCAGGAGTGCATTCCTTGGAGCCCAAAATTCTTTCTCGCATACAACGCAGTTGGTAGCATATAGCCTTCTACGTTTTCCATCATATTCTGTGCTGATTTTAGATTTGGTGGAGGCGACCGGCTCTGCCCCGGTGACTGAACTTTGCAGGAGTCCTGTGATCCTCATTTCACCACGCCCCCACTTGGTAGCGTCAGAGGGAATCGAACCCTCGTTGTGTCCTTGAAAGGGACGTGGCCTGCCATTAGCCGATGACGCCAGAATCTTGGAGCGAACTGCCGGAATCGGACCGGCGCCTGTACCTTGGCAAGGTACCGAACTTCCACTATTCGAAGCTCGCTTGGAGCGGACTATCGGAGTCCCACCGATCTAGCTCGCTTGGAAGGCGAGTGCCTGGAGTGCTCGGCCAAGCCCGCTTGGTAGCGGATCTTCGGAGTCGAACCGAAGTGTCTCATGCTTATGAGGCATGCGAGGAACCGTTTCTCCCCTCCGCCATAGACTGTTTATCAGAACAATCCGCGTCGCGCAACCTTTATTTTGTCTCAATTGGGACTACTGGAGGCTCAAGCCACGCGCCACACCGCTGGCAATGTTTTCGTGGACACCCACCGAATCTTCCGATATGCTCGGTGTGATGAATCCGCGTCGCATATCCCCAGACGTAGCACTTGGCCAGCGACTTAGTTGGCGCTATCAATCGTAAATCTCCGCTTGACGTTCGCTCGTTGTTTATAGCATTCTTCTCAACCGAAAGGAAGCAGTGATGCCCATGGAAGGTGGTCGCCGCTGCGTAAGGTGTGGCGAAGATAAACCAAGGTCTCAATTTGACGGCCGCGGGGTGGCGCGACCAAACGAAATATTTCCATATTGTAAGCCGTGCAGGAGAGAGCATGACAAAACTAGGCTCGCGGCTATCAGGAACGAGGCCCTTGCTGTTTACGGCGATTCAAGGTGTCGCTGTTGCGGAATTGCAGAAAAAGTCTTTTTGTGTCTCGATCACGTAAATAACAACGGCAACGTTGAGCGTGCGACTTTGTCACACAGTCAAGGCGGAGGAGTCCAGTTTTACGCGAGGCTGAAGAGAATGGGTTGGCCTGCCGGGTATCAGGTGCTCTGTTACAACTGTAATATGGCAAAGCACCTCATCGGCGAGTGCCCACACAAAAATTTGCTATTGGCAGCTAGAGTAAATGTGAACTCGTCACGTTCTGACCGTGAAGATTCCAGGTTAGAATCCTGGGCTGCCAACCAATTCCAGGATGGTGTAACTGTGAACACGTCCGACTTTGGATCGGAAGAATCTAGGTTAGAATCCTAGTCCTGGAACCAATTTTATTAGGGAGACTCGTTCAATGGCTAGGACTACGGACTCCAAACCCGTGAATGGGCGTTCAAGTCGCTCGTCTCCCGCCACTTTGTTGTTTAGTCTGACGAAGAAAGATTTTGTCGTGCAGACTTTTTGTACTGGAGGCAATGGAGGGCAGCACCGTAACGCGAAGCAGAACGGTGTTCGGATAATCCACCCTGCCTCCGGAGCGCGCGCGGAACATCGCGATGGGCGGGATCAGTTCAAGAACAAAGAAAGGGCCTTCGAAAAGCTTGTTGAGACCGCGCAATTCAAAGCGTGGCACAAGGTAGAATGCGCTCGGCGCCTTGGAAGCATACGCGACATCGAATCTGTCGTCGATGAAGCGATGGATGAGCGTAACTTGAAAGTCGAATGCTTTTAGGAGTCGTGGCCGAGAGGTCTAAGGCACCTCACTGCTAACGAGGAGTCCCCGAAAGGGGGCCGTGGGTTCGAATCCCACCGGCTCCGCCATTTTGAGAGGGTGAATGAGGCTCATCGAAAAGGACGGCCGGCTGTACTGTGAAAAACACGGAGAAGTCATAATCATCACTCCGTCCAAGGTCGGGAATAACGGGCACGGCTCGATTCCGATGTGCCTGAAGTGCAAGGATCTGATCGAGCGTGACGTCTGTATCGATTGCGAGAATCACAAGGCGACCGTAAGTTTCGCCGAAGGCCCATTCGCCGCACAGATGCAGATGTTTGATCGGCTCTGTCGGTGCTGTCAAATCAAAAGGCACGAACTGAGGATTAAGTATTCGACGGACATCATCGAGAAGGTGAAGGGTGAAATGCTGGTGGCGCCATGCGCCCAGGCTTCACCGGTTACGAATTGAGGCGCCGTAGTTTAAGGGCAGAATGCTCCTCTCATAAGGGAGCGGAAGTGGTTCAACTCCACTCGGCGCTACCAAGATTTGGTGGTCAGCACCGGCTGTGCGGCGGAGCCTTATAAACTCCGGAGAGCGCCAGATGAGCGCGACGGCAGGGATCGACACCCTGGACCACCACCAAGTTTGCGGCCCAGGTCGAAATGGCTAGAGTGGATAGCGGAAAAATCGCTACCTTGGAAAGTCCTGCGGGGCGCACTAGATCAAGATCTGGTGAACCCAGGCCCACTTGGCCGCAAAGATATTGCCCGGTTGGCGGAACTGGCATACGCGCACGCTTGAGGGGCGTGTTCTTGTGGGTTCGAGTCCCACATCGGGCACCAAATTCGCGGGACACTCGTGATACGAGTACACGGAGTATCGTGGTGGTCGAACAGCGCGCGTGAAATTGACTGAGCGAGTCCCGGTGGCTAGGGATCCGGCCGGGCCGCCCCGCGATTCAAGCTTGGAGCGTTGGCAGAATGGGATTGCGACTGGCCGTAACCCAGTTGGGGCTGGCCCCCGGACAGTGTTCGATTCACTGGCGCTCCACCAGATGCAGCCAGAAGTACCCAAGGAGAAGTACAGAATGAAGGATAATCTCTCTCAAATATCGGTGGTTCTCGATCGATCGGGATCCATGGAATCCGTCCGCCAAGCAACGATCGATGGTTTCAATGAATTCATTGAAGGCCAAAAGAACGTTCCTGGCGACGCAAACGTAACGCTCATCCAATTCGACACAGAGAATTCTTGGGAGCTCGTGTTTGAGGGGAAACCTGTAAAACAGGCCCCGAAGCTGACAATCGAAACGTACAAGCCTCGCGGCGGGACTCCGCTACACGATGCCTTGGGGCATACGATCGTCGATCTCGGGGAGAAGCTCTCGAAGATCAAGGAACATGATCGCCCAGGGAAGGTCATCATCGTCGTGATGACTGACGGACTCGAGAACTCGAGCACGAAGTACACTTCTTCGAAGCTGGCGGAAATGATTAAACACCAGCGCGAAGTGTACAAATGGGAGTTCGTTTTCCTTGGGGCTAATCAGGACGCAATTCTTACCGGAGAGAGTCTTAATATTCCGCGGCACTCTTCGATGAGTTATGCGGCGAATACTCCGGCGACGGCCAACATGATGCGTTCGACTTCGGCGAACATCGCATCGTACAGGAGTGGGCAGGCGCAGAACGTCGCGTACAGTTCACTCGACCGCACCCTGGCGATGGTCGATGACGACGAGGAAGAGAAAACCAAGATCTAACAATCTTGCCGGCGTGGTGGAATGGCAGACACAGTGGTCCTAGAAACCACCGCCTAGAGCATGGAGGTTCGACTCCTCTCGCCGGCACCAACTTTTTGTGACACGAGGACCTACCGTATGGTAGAAATCGCCGCGGGAGGTCTTCGATGAATTTCTTAAAGAAAGCATGGCCGGAAATTGTTCTGGGCGCTGGAGCTCTTTGGACGGTGTTTGGAACGCAGATACAGGCGATCGTAGCTAAGAATCCGGAAGCGAGCACGATCATCGGTATCCTGATCGCGGTCGGAACGCACTTGCTTCCATCGCCAGTAACTCCGGCAGCGAAGTAACCCGGGCGTGGCGGAATCGGCAGACGCGGCTGACCTAAAACCAGCTAACTTGGGAGTTCAAGTCTCCCCGCCCGGACCATTTGGTGTATAGTCGGTTTGCGTGGCGGAGCGCAGCCTTTCCAGAGGGCGCGACGGCAGTCTCCCGGATGGGATAGAAGGCGAAACGATAAGTTGCCTGCATGCCTGAGGGAGGTTCCACCAGAGCTAGGGCATTCAGGAAAGTCCATCGCCGCCACGTTAGAGGGGTCGTAGTTCAATTGGACAGAGCCCAGGTCTACGAAACCTGTGATCCCGGTTCGACTCCGGGCGACCCTACCATTTTTGAGGACCCGTAGTTCAAATGGATTAGAGCATCGGTCTTCGAAACCGAAAATCCCGGTTCGAGTCCGGGCGGGTCTACCAGAACTGAGGCTCCATCGTTCAAGAGGAGAGGACCTTCGTTTCCTAAACGAAAGATCGCGGTTCGAGTCCGCGTGGAGCTACCATGAAAGTTTTTATGAGGTCCCATAGTTCAATTGGACAGAGCACGAGCCTCCGAAGCTCGGAATTCCGGTTCGAATCCGGATGGGACTACCATGCGCGCGTGGCGGAATCGGCAGACGCGGTCGGCTCAAACCCGGCTTCTTCGGAGTGAAGGTTCAAATCCTTCCGCGCGTACCAAGTTTGAGGCTCCGTCGTTCAACGGACAGGACCGTCGTCTTCTAAACGACAGATGGGAGTTCAATTCTCCCCGGAGCTACCATGGACGGGAAGACGATCGGCGAGTCGAAGGTCTGCAAAACCTTTGCTGGTGGGTTCGATTCCCACCCCGTCCTCCAATTTTGGATAGGTGGCCGAGAGGCTGAAGGCATCACCCTGGAAAGGTGAAGTCCCAATTGGGATCGCGCGTTCGAATCGCGCCCTATCCGCCATTTTAGGAGAGGTGGCTCAGTGGCTACGGCATCCGTTTCGAACACGGACAAGTCCCAATTGGGACGCGCGGGTTCGAGTCCCGCCCTCTCCACCAGATTTGGAAAGGTGGCCGAGGCGGTCAAGGCGCTAGTCCTGAAAACTAGTTCACCTTCGGGTGTTGCGGGTTCGAACCCCGCCCTTTCCTCCATAGGCGGTTCGTTCAATGGGAGGACCCGCGCCTGATTAGCGCGAGACGAGTGTTCGATTCACTCACCGCCTACCAAACCAGGCTTCGTATAATGGAATTACTCCCGCCTGAAGAGCGGGCAACGTCAGTTCGATTCTGACGGCCGGGGCCATTTCTTCAATTGACGGCGCTCGCTGTTCTGGTATTCTATGCGAGCCCTGCTAGCTCAGTGGTAGAGCACCTGTCTTACACACAGGCTACGGCCGTTCGATTCGACCGCGGGGTACGCTGGGATAGCTCAGTGGCAGAGCGGCGCCTTGGTAAGGCGCAGACCTGAGTCCGATTCTCAGTCCTAGCTCCAGGGGGTTGTAGCTCAGTGGCAGAGCTCTCGACTCTTAATCGACAGACCTGAGTTCGATTCTCAGCAGCCCCACCAATTTTGAGTTTCGAGAGGGGATGGGTAGCGCGTGGCTGAACAGTGGCTCTATAGGGCCATACAGCGGACAAGGCTTTGGCTCCTCTCGAAAGTTTTCTGATGGCGTCTGGTCCAAACGGCAGGGCACTCGGCTGTTAACCGAGACGGTCTGGGTTCGAATCCCAGGGCGCCAGCCATTTAGTGCTGGAGTAGCTCAAGTGGCAGAGCGGCGGTTTCGTAAACCGCAGGTTGCGACTTCGATTGTCGCCTCCAGCCCCATCTCCCCACGGCGGAGCGCCTTCTTCCTTGGGCGATATCAAGGAAGTGGAGGCCGTGCTAGTGGCCCTGGAGAGCCGATCACGTTGGCAGTTCGGCTCTCCAAAATTTTGGCGCCATCTGTTAACGGTAGGCACCGCGGTTCTCATCCGCGAAACGTGGGTTCGACTCCCACTGGCGCTGCCAATGCTCGACTGGTCTACCGGTATGACGGCGCCCTTGTAAAGCGCAAGACTCGGTTCGATTCCGAGGTTGAGCCCCAGGGAGTGTAGCTCAAGGGAAGAGCTCTCGGCTTTTAACCGACAGGACTGGGTTCGATCCCCAGCACTCCCACCAAATTTATGAAGCTATGGCTTGACGATATTCGGGAACCTTGGATGTTCGGCTGCGTTGGCTGGACGTGGGCCAAGACGGCCGAAGAAGCCATCGATCTGCTTCGCACAGGGAAAGTAACAAAAGCCTCGCTCGACCACGATCTAACTCCAGAGCAGATGATGAGCGGTATGTATGGAGTCACCTGTGAGGACGGCCAGAAGTCCGGATACGACGTCGTGGTGTGGCTCGAGAGGCACCCAGAGTTTTGGCCGAAGGATGGCGTGACAGTCCATTCCATGAATCCGGCCGGCAAGAAGCGCATGGAACAAGTTCTTGAAAAAATTCGCTTGACGAGAACAGCAACCGATGAGAGACTTCGGCCCATGACATAGATTTCTGAATCCTACGTATTCATCTTCGTTCGAACCGATATACCCCTGCCTCAACAATTCGTTCAATCCAATCACGCAACTTGGCATGCGGCGCAGATGGCGACGTACGAGTCCGGAACGCCGAACATCGTTTTTATTGGCCTTCCGAATCTGCCGGCGCTCGAGCGCGCCCGCGCCAAGATCCGTAGTGCAAACATCCTCCACTACGCTTTCCACGAACCTGATTTCAACCTGGGATTTACCGCGATCTGCACGGCACCGATCCATGGCGCGCAGCGCGACATTTTGAAGAATTATCGACTTTACCAAACGCCCGTAGCTCAAGTGGATGAGCACCCTGCGCTAAACAGGGAGGATGTGGGTACGAGCCCCACCGGGCGTGCCAATGCCGGAGGCACGTCTGCTAGCGAGGTGCGGCCTTGAGTGGCACTCCGGCTCCATTGGGGCGGGTGGGGAGAAATCCCCTTTAGACTTCACTGTCACCGCCCCAGCCAATTTCTCTAAGGGCGAGTAGCTCAAAGGCAGAGCATCGGCCTCTAAAGCCGCCAGAGCAGTCGGTTCTAACCGATTGGTTGCGGGTTCAAGTCCCGCCTCGCCCTCCAAAATTCCGCTTGCTTTCCGTTTGTCCCAAGTGATACAAAGGACGGCTTTCCCGGGGGTATCTGCGCGCCCCTGATAGGAGGACACCATGACAGCTATATAGCGGCTAAGGAGGCCGTACTGTCATGCGCGCACGCGACGTCGCACGCAAAAAGGGAAAGAAGAATCGCAAGCACGGCAAGGGCGACCGGAAGGTTTCTCATTCCAAGTGGGGATCTTACGAATCGCTGATGAATCACCAGAAAAAACTCCGGAGAGAGCGTCTTTCGCGTTCTTTCTGTGAGTTCTGTAACATCCAGTTCCACAGCAAGAATGCCTTCAAGCGGCACGATTGCTCGTTTTTGAAGTAGAGAAAAAATCGCTTGACTTGTCAAACAGCGAGCGTATTATTCGAGACTGTTGCCTGGGTCGGCTTTCGGTCGGTTACCATGCTAAGGTTAGCCCGCAAGGGCACCCGACTGATACTTTTTACTCAGGCTAAGAGTTTAGAGCGGGTCGTCTTGAATTCGGTTACCTTTAGGAAGGTCCAGACCGGTTCGACTCCGGAAAGCTCCACCAGTGGGGCTTTAGTGTAACGGCAGCACGGAAAACCCGAGTTCTACTTTTTACTCGCTCTTTGATTTTGGTGGGTCGGAGTTAAACGGTTATCTCGCTCCAGCAAGGCGCTCTCCCACGTAGCGTAATACGCGGGGCCGGCCGAGCCTTAGAAGGCAAGTGGGTCGCGAGAAGCGCCCGCGGTCCGGGAAACCGGATTCGCCGTTTGACATTTTTACTCACCATTTTTAGTTTGTTTGCGGGTCGGAGAGCTCTAGGTTACCTACCTAGGACGAAGTCAGTCCCGCAGGAACCGAAGCCTCTTAGGTTAAATAGAGGAAGTCGTATAGGAGAGGTTGTGGTGCCGCAAGGCTAAAGCAATTCTCCTATTGGCGCCTAGGTTCAACTTTTACTCGCTAGTATTTAGGCCAAGTAGATTCGGCGGGCCGGATGGCGTGGGTTATCTACTGTAAGAAACCCCATGCCAAACTTTTTGCTAGCCGGATGATTCGGACGGGTCGGCTGTTTGGGTTAACGGCTAAACTGGTTCGACTCCAGTCGAAGCCCTTCGGGGCTTAGGTCGTCAGCACGGATCTCGAAATCCTGGCTGGCACGATGATACCCAGACTCAATTTTACTCGTCCAAACTCTCCGGTCGGTCCTTCGAAAACCCCCATTCACGAGGAGGAAAGACCATGTCGTATTTGAAGACGCAGGCACGCAGCATCAAGAATCCGCCACAGTCAGAGCCACTCAACGAACGGCAGGTCAAGAATTCTGCCGGTGGATATTCCTACCCAGTGACGGACTGGGTTCGTCTCGATCGCTTTCTAATCCTTGGAAGCGAGGGTGGATCGTATTACGCAACCGAGCAGAAACTCACCAAGGAAAACGCCCAGGCCGTTCTCCGCTGCATCAAGGAAGACGGCGTGCGCGTCGTGAACCGAGTAGCGGAAATCAGCCATGGCGGACGGGCGCCAAAGAATGACCCGGCCTTGTTTGTCCTGGCCCTTTGCGCGGCCGACACCGATCCGCTCGTTCGTTCCGCGGCTCTCGGGGCTCTTCCGCGCGTCGCGCGCATCGGCACGCATCTATTCCACTTCGCGGAGTACGTAAACTCTCTGCGTGGATGGGGGCCGGCGCTGCGCAAGGCGGTCTCAAGCTGGTATCTCGATAAGGATCTCGACCAGCTTCAGAATCAGTTGGTCAAGTACCAGCAGAGAGATGGCTGGGGACACGCGGACCTGCTTCGCCTGGCCCACCCGGAAACGGGCAACGAGGACGTCGACGCGGCCTTCCGTTGGGCTCTTGGTGTGGAAGCGGGCGTACCGCGTACCATCAAGAAGTACTCGAAGGGCCACAAGGAAAGCGCCAAGACATTCAATTACATGGAAACGGAAGGCTTTCCTCCGCTGATTGCTGCGTTTGAAGAGGCGAAGAAGGCCAAGGTCGATCGTGTGATTGAACTAATTCGCAAGCACAATCTGACCCGTGAAATGGTCCCAACTGAGACACTCAAGAATCCCGAAGTTTGGGAAGCGTTGCTTGAGAACATGCCGATGACGGCCATGATTCGGAATCTTGCGAACATGACCCGGGTCGGTCTGTTGAAGGGCATGAGCGACGCGTCGCGGGTGATCTGCAATCGCTTGAGGAACCAAGACGTGCTCCGGAAGGCTCGCATTCACCCAATCCAGGCTTTGATCGCCATGCTGACTTATCAGTCCGGGCATGGAGCTCGTAGCCGCGGCGAGGGATGGATTCCGGTCCAGAAAGTCGTCGACGCGCTTGACGACGCGTTCTATCTGAGCTTCGGAACCATCGAGAAGACCGGCAAGCGGTGGTACATCGGTTTGGACGTGTCCGGATCGATGAGCTCGGGAGAGGTTGCCGGATGCCCTGGACTTACTCCGGCAATTGCTTCGGCGGCCCTTTTGATGGTCACGGCGCGCACGGAGTCGGAGCACGTCATCATGGCATTCGATGATGGCGTGAAGCCGATCAACGTGTCTCCTCGCGAACGGTTGGATTCGATCGTGAAGAAGACCGCAAACATCAACGCGGGCGGAACGAATTGCTCTCTACCGATGATCGACGCCTTTAAGCGGAGGATCGACATCGACGTCTTTGCTGTGTACACGGACAGCGAGACGTGGGCCGGCAAGGTGCATCCGCAGAAGGCCCTCGAGACGTACCGTCGAGAAATGGGCATCCCGTCGAAGTTGATTGTTGTCGGGATGGTTTCAAACGAATTCTCGATCGCCGATCCGAACGATGCCGGAATGCTCGACGTGGTAGGGTTCGATACCGCGTCGCCAGCATTGATGGCTGACTTCGCAAAGCAGTAACGGATGGGCGGGGAGCTCTTGAATGGCTCCCCGCATTTCCGCTTGCAGTAGAAAATCCCTCGTGATAAAACCCTACCCACCGAAAGGAGCCTATGGGATTCGACAAGTCGTGTTACGAAAAATCCTGCCAAACTTCAGGCCACAGCATCACAACTCAACAGACATCAGTAAAATTACTGCCAACGAGACCTGGGGAACCGTTGCTTAGCGTTCCTGAATTTTCGACGTTCTGCGCAAAATGCGGCATGCCCCTCGTCGAGGTCCGCGAGCAATGCAAAGTCCGTAGGACAAGAAAGGCCAAGGCCGATGCTACCCCCGCTGAATCCAATTGAGTCTCCGGATCTTGTCTGCACCGTATGCGCTTCGGTGATGCGCCGGGAGATTGTGAAGCACAAGCCGAGCGGCCGGCTCGAGAAGATCATCTACTACTGCGACGGCGAAAAGTGCAAGTACGGCATGTCGATTTCACTTGAACACAAAAACGCGCAAAGTTCTCCGTACGTTGCGCCGTCCATCCCGGACGCTCTAGCCGGCAAGAAAGTGTCCGAAGATCTTGTAAGCGAGGAAGCAGAAACCTAGTGTCGCGCGATCTGTTCAATGAAGACCTGTCCTTCATCGATGTCTTGGACGAGGATATCGAGAGATTTAAGTCCTACCACATCGGATGCGTCATTGAGGGGTCAAAACTCCGGGGGCTGGTGGCCATTATCCCCGACGAGAGTATCGACATCCTGTACCGCAACATGACCTGCTACCTTCCAGAAGAAGTCCGCTACTTGCTCTCTTTGAGCGAGGAAGAGGCTATCAAGGTTCACGAAATGAAGCGGAAACTCGGAGGATACATTCGAACATGAGCGGCTACGTCCTGATTCTGGTTGGCCTATTTATGGGGGTGCTATTTTTCGGCGCCGCGCTTTTGGGTGTGGTCTTTGTCATGGAAATCAAGAAACTCTCTTTGCAGGTTAGCCGGCTGACTACAGCCCTAACCCCAATCCTTGAGAGCGGAGACGTCGAAAAGGTTGTTCGGTACTTTCGGATGTTTACGGAAATGGGCGAAGAAATCGGCAGAAAGATGGACGCGATCAACACGACCATTCGCACCTTCTACCAATTTGCGATCAATAAGCCGCCAGCGAACATGTCTCCAGGGGTAGCTGAAACAGACTCGGGGGTTTTCTCCTACAGTGAGGAAGAAGCGGCTTCCAGGCTCTCCGGGAAGAAAAAGGCCGTTGAGGATCCGGATCAGCCGCCAATGACTCCCCAAGACACGGACGTAACTATATACTGACGCTTGACGGAAGGTCTATCTAAGTACAAAATCTGCCTGTGAAACTCCAGCACTGCGCTCCACGCCCGCAAGTCGAAGTGATGAGGCACGCCCGCCACAAAGTTCTTGGCATGACTGTCGAAGAAATCGCCAAGCAGGACAGGGTGGGCATTCGTGCCGTCGAAGAATCCATTCGGAACGTCGAGCTATATAACAGCCTTAACAGCCTGGAGGCTCTCGAACTCGGTGAAACAGAAGTTATCCTCTTCAACAAAGAGGTCGAGAAAGTCGTACTGGCCGACGCGCTGAAAGCAGAGAAGAAGGTTTACGCTGAAGGTGGAGAGAATGCCGGCGAAGTAATAGCAAGCGAACCGGACTACGACACCCGCCTGAAAGCCGTCGATTCCATAACCAAAAAGGCCCAAGCAATTTTCGCGCGTCACGCCAAGGGCAATTCAATCAACACGAACGTTTCAGTCGGAGTCGGAATCACAGAAAACAACGGTATGAGCTTCGAAGACCGCTTGAGGGAGGTGTACAAGCGGCGACAAGATGCACAAAATTCCTTGCCCGTTCAGAACGGTGAGCTTCCTGCGGGCGAGGTCATTGACCTGGTGCCCGAGAAAGTGAAGGCTCCAGTGGATGGAAATACGCAGGCGTGACCGATTCCTCAGTGAAGAATTGGAGTTACTGAACGCCCGCTACGAAGAGTGTGGCGGCGACAGCGCTTTCGCCTACTCCAAGCTTTCCAAGTTCGAAGTAAATTTCATCGACGAAGAAATCAATCGGTGCTTCGACTTCCGCTACTACGCCGAGAACTATCACGCGATCAACAGTAAGCGCGAAGGAATTAAGACGCTCTACCCGTTTTTTGACAGCCAGGAAATTTTCTACACCAAGATCTGTGAGCTCCAAAGGCTAGGACAGCCGATCCAAGTGATCGTGCTAAAAGCACGGCAATTGGGTCTCTCCACGATCAACGAAGCGCTCATCTTCCATCGCACGATTTTCACGGAAGGGTGCAACACCCTCATCGTCGCCCAGGATCCCGGCCAAGCCGACTACCTGTTTAACATGACGCGCTTGGCCTACGACTGCCTCCCGTGGTGGATGCGTCCAGAGGCTCGTTACGAACAGAACGCGCGATACCTGGGATTCGATCGTCGCGACGAGCATATGCGCATCACTCGGCCCGGCCTTCGCTCGGCGGTATTCGTGGAAGCCGCCAACAAAATGACTGGCGTCGCCGTTGGAAAGGGCCTTACGGCCCTCCACATGAGCGAACTGTCGCTATGGCCCGATGCGAAGGTTCTGGCCGAGCAGATCTTCCCCACTCTGTCCAAGACTCCCAATCAGATTGCTGTCATGGAGTCGACCGCCCGCGGCCGGAATAACTTCTGGCATGAGCTTTGGAAGGACGCCCAGGACGGCAAAATCCCATGGATTCCTGTCTTCATTGAGTTTTTCCGTCTGAAGCAGTACTCGACGGTAATCCCGGTTGGGATGACGTTCGAGCGCACCAAGGAAGAAATAGCGCTCGCCGAGAAGGTTAAGGAAAACTCGAACTTCACCTTGACCGACGAACAGCTTTACTGGCGACGGACTGAAATGCAGACGTTCGCCACCCTGAATCGAGGGGACGAATCGAAGTTTTACCAGGAATATCCAGGCGCCTCTTCTTATGAGGCTTTCCAAGGGTCCGGAGTATGCGCGTTCAACAAAAAGAAGCTTCAACTAATCCTCGAGTCGACATGCTGCCCGCCAAAGTACTACGGAGAAATTGACCTCAAGAAAGACAAGTCCGATCGTTGGTACCCGGAAGTACGCATCAAGGAAGCCAAAAAGGGAGAGAACATTCCCGCGGCGGAGGGCTACGGAGCTCGCCTGCTAGTTTGGGAGGCGCCGAAAGAAGGGGAGCGCTACTACATCGCCGGCGACGTGGCCCATGGTGTGTATGGCGGCGACTATTCTTGCGCCCAGGTCATCCGGATCGGCCACGGCGTTCATCCAGACGAGCAGGTAGCGGAGTGGCACGGATGGATCAATCCGACTCCCTATGGGGACGTCCTTTGCGCCCTGGGGTATTGGTACAACAGCGCGGAAATCGCGATCGAATGCAACGACGTAGGTCAGGCGACTAACGCGCGCGTCATGCGCGTGCTCGAGTATCCAAACCTGTTCCGGTGGAAGCACTACGACAAGATCAAGAATTTCATCACCGACTTCATGGGATGGTACACCAACGTAAAGACAAGAGACCTGATTATCGCCAAATTCAGGGAATACATCGATGACGGCATGGTCGTTATCCGAAGCGAAAAACTGATCGATGAGTGCTTCGACTTTTCCTCGGTGGATGACAGTCGTTTTGAAGGGCAGAGCACGCACGACGATCGTGTTTTTGCTATGATGATCGCGATTTTTTGCTCCCACGACTCAGAAGGCTGGGGAACCGATCAGGCTGCGCCGGCCATTAACAAGCAGGATCTCGAGATTTTCTGTCTGTGCGGGCATACGAAGGATCGCCATGGGGACCGCCACAACAAGACGGCCAACTGCCAAGACTGCGGATGTCCGATCTGGCGGCAGAGAGGAGATTTTGCTAACACTGATTTTTCTCCAATATTTGATCGCAATAGCAGACCAACTCATCATCCGAATGAAGATCCGCCTCCAAGCGACTATCTTCTCTGGGACGAAATGGGTTCGGAGCAAGTAGAAAAGTGGAAAACGCTATGAGGAGAAAATATGCCGCAAGTTGGATTTGCATGCCCTGAGTGCCTAGCTGGTGGCAACACAGTACCACTCAACTACACGCCGTTTCAGTTCGGATTTAAGTGTGATAGGGGTCACGATTTCCAGGTGGACATACAGACGCTTCAGGCGATGAAAACCGTGAAGATACCTCTGCCGGCCCCTCCAAAAAGGCCGCGGCCCGACTGCGCCGCTCTGACGCTTCAACTCCCAAAGAAGCTGATTGAGGGGTTACAGCAAAGATTCAAGGACCGCATGGACAACACCGTCGAGGCCCTTTTAATAGCAATGCTTGATAACGATGCCTTTGTTATGACAGGATTCGACGTTGAAAAGCTTCGCCAGCCAGAGTTTTTAGGTCAGAAGGTAGTGGGAGCAGAAAAACTGG